CGGATTGCACCTTCACCTTGATCGCGGTGCTGGATGCACTGGCGGCGGCATACAGCAGCAGCAGCAGATCACCATCCACAGCGCTCACGTCAACCGCAGTAGTGTTGCCCACAGCGTCGCGGGTGGCTGGCGCCAGGATCGTAAAGGCCTGGAGTTGCTCCAGGTTTCTGAGTTCAATGGCCATGGATCAATCCTCCGGGGTGGGGGTGGGGTCAGGGGTGGGGGTGGGGTCAGGGGTGGAAGTCTTTGCAGAGCGCCGCGGCTTGGGTGGGCAGGCCGGGGCGGGCTCAAGTTCGGGCTCTGGCGCAATCGACGCCATGCCCAGTGCCAGCAGCTCGTTAGCTGGGCCTTGAGGAAGGTCAGCCACCTCACCCATGGAGAGGTGGCGACCGTCTGCTCTGCAGTTCGAGAGAATCTGCAGCCTCATGATCAGGTGCCCAGGGCGAAGGACTGCGGGCGACGCACTGCCACGTCGAAGTCCTGATGCACGGTCAGGATCACCTGGCCGCTGGCGCTCTGGGTGTAGGGGTCAACCACCACATCCAGGCCGCTCCACATGCCCACCACGCAATCGGCAAAGTTGCCGAACAGAACATCGTTCTGCTGCATCTGGTTGGACACGGTGAACTGGTAGCCGTTCACAGTGCCGGCATCGGTCATGATGTAGTCAGAGCCAGCGGAAGCAGCACGTAGGGTCTGCTTGAGGGCGCCGCGCACCACGCTGTTGCCGACGTAGCGCATCGAGCCGGCGTCGAGGTTGTCGATCGCCAGTTCGGTTTCCAGGTCCACGTAGTCGCCCCAGTCACCGCAGTTCAGGGACGATCCGCCGCCAAGGCTGGCGGGGAAGTCCTTAGCAGTGCCGCCAGCGAAGGTCACACCGCCAATGCCGGTGGTTTCGATGATGCCCCGCGGCTGGCCGTTGGACCCGGTGCCGTAACCGATGGTGTAGTCCATGCCCAAGGCGACGGACTCGGCCATGTCGATCCGCACCAGGTTCTCCACGTCGGGGGAGCTCTGGATCATCATCCGGCGGCTGATCGGCACGCGAACGCCGATGGTCCGGGGGATCATGTTCACCAGGCCGAAGGTGAGCTTGCTGTTGGCAACCTCAGCGTTCTCGCCGACGAAGTAATACTGGCTGGAGCTGAGCTTTTTGGGGATCTCAACGTTGCCCTCCAGGCCGGAGAGCATGGTCAGACCGCTGTTCAGGAAGGCGGAACGGTTGCGGATCAGGTCAATGAACTGCGCATCCAGCCGGTCAGTGCCGACCAGTGCACCACCATCGCCGAAGGTGCCGACCACCTGGCCGGGGGTTTCAGCAGCACGGTTGGAGCCCAGCACTTCCCAGGGGATCAGCACGCCGTTGGCGCTGCGGGAGTGCTTGGCCTGTGCAGCGCGGGCCACGTCCAGCTCGAACGCGGCGGCCTCAGCTGTGCGGGGGTTGGGGTCGGCCAGATACTGAGCGACGCGCAGGAAGCTGTAGCGCTTCACTTCACGCTTGCTTAGGCCCAGCTCAGCGCCGCCGGCATCGTGCACGCGGCCCTCGAAGGGCACCTTGCGCATGCCGATCTGTTCCATCACCACCGCACGGGCGGCATCGATGGAAGCTTCGTCATTGATGAGTTTCTCGACCAGCTCCGGGAGTTGGAACTGGTCACACATGCCGCGGATGGCTGCGACGCGTTCACGCTCGGCCTGCCGGGCGTTCTGCGCCACCTCCTCCACGTTGATCGTTTCAGTGGTCATTGGGATTGGATCGGATGATTCAGTCCGCTCGGCGGTCTGTGCTGTCAGGCTATAGAGGGCCTTACTAACGGCAGACTTGACCAACTCGGGGTCAATCGTCACGGTCGGCTCTGCCGGTGCGGAGGGCTCCGGAGTGGGATCAGCAGCAGTTTCAGGCTCTACCCAAGGGTCATCCATGGCGCGGCCGAGGCCTACGGTTTGGTCGGCGGGGACGCTGACACTGGAGACCTCCAGCACGTTCCATTCGGTCACGTAGAAGCCGTCGGCGCGTTCGTCGATCTTGTTGATCTCGTACGCGAACGAGACATTGCGCACGATGCCAGCTTCCACATCCTGTCGGCGCTTGTATTCCTCGCTGCCCTTCTCCAGGGTGTTGGGCGACCAGCGAACGGTGGAGTAGAGCCGGCGATCGTCGCCGAGCCAGGCCTTTTCCGCGACGCCCAGCACCACATCCCGGTTGTGGTTCCACAGATAGACGCCGCCGTCGTTCATCCGGCCCAGGTCTACGGATCCTTCCTCGTGCACCAGGATCTCGCGGCCAAACCAGCGATCAACGGGAGCCTCAGAGCTGAAGCTGAAGGTGAGGGTTTCGTCGGTCTTCTCTTCGACGCGGAGACCCATCGGCAGCTCTCGCCGTTGGGGACCGCGGAGTTTTGTGAGGTCTAGGGTTGAATCCAAGGCCGGACAGTCGCTGGCGTCAGGCTACGGATGGCTGGGGCTGAGCTTCCGCATCCTCAGCATCCTCCCCGTCGTCGTCGGGGTCTTCCGTCTCAGGCTCAGGGGTGGGTGGTTCCGTCGCTGGCTCAGGCGCCTCCTCAACGGTGGGCATCAAGCCAAGGGATTCCTTGAGCTGGTTCTCCATGGCGATTTGCGCCATCACCTGCTCAAACTGCTCGCCGCTGTATTCAGTTATCAGCTCGCTGTGAGATTTCAATAGCATCGCCTTGGCTTTTTCCATGGCGGAAACATCCTTAACTGGGTCCACCCAGTCCCATGATCTAGCCTGCCAGCGTGGAGCGTTATACCTTTCTGGCCTGGTCCAATAGTCATTAAAAGCTGGCGACGGCAACTCACCCGCCAGCATTGCAGCGCGTAGCCACTCTTCAAATACGCGCTGGTGGAACACCTCAATGATTGCGCTCTGCACCACCCGCCAGTGGTCGCGATCCTCCAGCACGCTAGTGCGCATGCTGCTGTAGTTCGTGTCGCTGAAGTCCTTGCTGATCGTTGCATACGAACACCCATACCCAGCCGCAAACCGCCTGGTGAGGTTCTTCACCACTGCCTCGTACTGGCCGTCATCGGGCCCAAAGTTCGGCGGGATCGGGGTTTGGCCGGGGTCCAGGTAGTTCCAGCTGCCGGGCTCGGTGTTGATCAGCCGCTGGCCGTTCTCCACCGCATCGCCGATCAGCTCACCCTCGGGCGTCTGGATCCAGCCCAGCGATGCCGCCTGGACGCGCTTCCGTACCAGGTGAGCCTTTTCGTATTCAGAAAGCCCATGGACAGTTGTGATCACCGACGCCAACCACGGCACGCCCCGGTTCTGCCCGATCCGCTCCGGCATGAACACATGGATCATGTCCGCCGCCGGCACCAGGACGTGCTTCCGCTCCACGCCGCGGCGGTTCAGGCCCAGCTCCACATCGCCAGGGTGGCGGGTCAGGACGGCGTACCGGGTGGGCCTGCCCCATTGGTTGATCTCAACGCCCAGCCGCCATTCGTGGCCAGCGCGATCTGATACCCCACTCTTGTCCTCATCGAGCTGATGCGCCTCGATCAGCTCCAGCGCCAGCGGGGTGCGGCCCTGCCCCATCGGCTGCCGCACGATCCTGATCAGGCATTCGCCCGACTCCGGCAGGCTGCCGGCCACCATCATCTCGAAGCCGTGAAACGACAGCCGGCCCGCCACGTCGCAGGTATCCGGCCGGCACCAGCGGCGCCATGCTTCCTCCAGCAGCCGGTTGCGGCGCACGTCCTTTTCCGTGCCGTTCGCCTTCATCACCTGCCCCTGCATCTGGATCCCGCGAGGGCCGACCACGTTGATCTGCGTGGTCCGCTTGGCCTGGCGGGCATAGGGGTTGTCCCTGACCAGCTGATGGCAGCGGTCGCGCAGCACCGCCAGGCTGACGCGCAGCTCGGCGTCTGCGGAGGTGGTCGGCGCCACCAGGTCGTGGAGCAGCCGGTTACGCCGGGCGCCCTCGAACATCCGCTGGCCCTGCTGTCGGCCGTGGCGAGTGGTCAGGATCTGCCGCTGCAGCCAGGATCGAACACCCATCAGCTCACCCCCTGAAACCGCACATAGAGACGGCGAGGATCGCCGAGGCCCTGCGCGATCATCTCGGCGCGTTGCTCGCGGGCGACTTCAGCCTTGAGGCGGTCGCGCCATTTGATCAGCTCCGCCAGGTCGGCGCGGACCACCTTGCGGCCACCATTGCCCAGGCTGCCGATTTGGTACTCCTGCGCACCCGTGGCCAGGGCGCGGATCGCCTCTTCAACCGCCTCTAGGTCTTTCTGCGCCTGGCTGCGATCATCAAATGCCCCAGGGGTGCCACTGAAGGCCAGGCTCTTGCGGACGGTCAGGCTGCCGCGACCAGTGGTGAGCGGTGCGCCGTTGACGGTGCTGACAATCTGCAGCTCCCAGCTGCCGGCTGCCATGGTGGCCGTCGTGGCGGCGCTCAGCTCCACTTTCCAGCCGTCGTCCGTGTCGGTGGCCACTGCCTCGATACCGGCGCCAGCTGCAGCAGCGCGAAACCACACGCGAACGGCAGTGGCGTCGGGGTGGACGCGCAGCTCAATCCAGCTGGTCAGATCGCCTTGGTAGAGCTCGGCCGGCTGGGTCATATCACCTTGAATGATCGTGCCCGGCGCGGCGCGGGCTCTCCCTTAGAGGCTACGGAGGCCGCCAGTTGTGCCGCCAACTGGTCCCACATGGTGGCGCGGTTGTAGCGGCGCTTGAGCAGCTCCAGCATCGCTAGGCAGTACACCTTCAGGTCAAGCGGCTCGTTGCGGGCGCCGGATGGCTTAACCCATTCCAAGACTTGAAACCCTTTCACGTAGCGCGGCTGCAGCCGCTCACAGGTGAGGCCCTGCAGGTAGTCTTCCGTGGTGGCGTCGTCGAAGTTGATGTAGCCGTCGCCGGGCTCTTCAATCTTGAGGCGGCTGTAGATGGTCCGCTTGATTGCGTGTGTGCCGATCATGTAGAGCGTGACGCCACCCTTCACGGTCTTGCCCCTGAAGGTCACGTCCTGCTTTGAGCCTTTGCCGAGCGGCGGCGCGTTCTTTTGGCTGCTGCCCTTGATGGCCACCACACCCTCTTTGGCGTACCGGCGGCAGTAGTCATACCCCTCACTGGTGTAGTGGCCGCCGGTGTCAACTGCGCAGTGGATCGCCTTCAGTTTGCCGCCGTTTGCGTGCGGCCACTCGATCTCGCGGATCGTCGTCACCTGATCCCAGACGTGATCCTGCCCCGGGTCGCCCTCGATCTTCTGGTGCCAGATCCGCCAGGCCTGCTCAGGCTTGCCGCGGCCATAGCCCCACACAGACACCTCCAGCCAGGTGTCCTGCACGTCCACCGACATGAGCACCGCCAGCACACCATCCGGGCAGGTGCCGTGGCCGTAGCCGCCGACGCGGGCCATCAAGCCATCGGCGCTCACCTTCGCCAGGCTCTCATCCTCCCAGGCCTCAGCGGCCCGCTTGTTCACCCAGCCCTTGAGCAGCAGCGGGTCCGCCTTGGCGCGCAGGAACTCATCGCGGATCTTCTCCCAGCTCAGCCAGCCATACGGCGCATACCAGCCCGGCAGGTGAAAGCCCGCCGTCTCGCCGTCGCCCTTGGCCGTAGGTGTCCAGATTCCGCCGGCCAGCATGGCGGTCTTGTGGTGCTGCGCCACCCGTTCATTGCATAGCGGGCATTGGCAGAACACCTCACCATCGCGCTTATCCCATACCATGTGCGGCCACTCGATCACGGCATGGCCGCCGCAGCACGGCATCAGCATCCCGTAGCGCCGCCGATCGCTGCGCACCTCGAACTCGCTGGTGATCCTGCAGGCGCCGCGGCTGCCGGGGGTGGAGGTCACCAGCGCCTTGCGGGCGGGGAAGTTGGTCTGGCGGGCCTCGGCGTTCTCCAGCGGGTCGCCCTTGTCATCCATCTCCAGCGGCAGGGATGACACCTCATCAGCCCACACGTTCTGCGCCGGCATGCCCTGCGCAGCGCTACCGCTGTTGCCGCCGATGATCGACACCAGCATGTCGCCCTGAAACTCCTTCAGAAACATGGCGTTGGCCGCGTCCCTAGACTTCGTGCTGATCGACTTGGCCGCCACCGCCGGGGAGTCGGTGAACAGCGGCGTGAGGCGCTGGCGGATCTGCCGCTTGGCAAAGCTCTCGGTCGGGAACATCGCCAGGAACGGCGACGGGTCCAGCGCGATGGTGCGGCCCAGCCAGTTGAGGCCCACCTCGGTCTTGCCGGTCTGTGATCCGAACAGCAGCACCACCCGCTTGATGCGCTTCTCGCGGGGGCTGAGCAGATCCATCGGCTCGCGCAGGTAGGGCACGCGGTCGGTGCGCCACTGGCCGGGCTCGGAGCTGCTGCGGCGGGTCAGGATCCGGTTCTGATCCGCCCACTCGCTGACGGTCAGATCCAGCGGCGGCTGTAGCGCCTCGATGAAGGCTTGGCGGTAGATCGTCGCAGCGTCAAGCGGCCTCATGCTGCAGCCCCCTGAGCGCGTTGGTGATCTCGGCCTCCAGCAGATCACGCACCGCCTGAGTGTCCTGCATGCTGGCCACCTTCGCGGCGTTGCGGCCGGGGATAGTCAGCAGCAGGTCGCGGACCTGGCGGCCGAGACGGCTGGCTTCCTGGCGCACCTCATCGGCGCTGATCAGCTCCTTCTTGGTTTTCTGCAGCTCTAGCCGGGTCAGCTCCGCCTCATAGACCGCCTTCGCTCGCTTGGCCTGGGCTAGCGATGGCCCGCCGCCTTCAGGATGCGGCTGGCGGGTGTTAGGCGGCTCCGGTAGCTCGGTGCCGCTGTCAGGCATGTTGTTAGTGTTGCCGGCCCACTGCGCATCGGCTAGGGGCGCGTCGATCTGCCAGCGGCCGTTCACCTTGCGCACGGCAGGCTCGGTGAGGCGGCCGGTGTCGATCGCCTTGAGCACCGCCACGTGGCTGGTGCCACGAAGGCCCCGCGCCTTGCGGTGCTTGGCGTAGGCCTCTAGGTTCATTTGGAGCGTCCGGGTCGGTTCTGCCCCGCCGCCTCACTGGTGGACCCAGGAGTCGCCTGCTTCGGACGCATGCTCTGTCCACGATACATGGATGCCCCCATCTCGTCGATCTTGCTGAACGGCAGGATTGGCACGGTTAGCCGTTCGCGGGCGGCGGGGTTCAGGAAGTAGATGTATTTCAGCTGAAACCCTATTGCCGGGACCGCTCCTAGTATCCGTGCGTTTTTCTGGTAACTCCAGGCGCTTGATATGTCTGGCCTAGCCCTCAGTTCAGCAAGCATTGACTTCCCGGTCATGCAGAGATTGTTGACCACTCTGCCATCTGGCAAGCGATAAAGACTTTTGTTTTCCTTGATGTCTATCAGATGAAAGCCTGAAGCCCTGTAAATGGTTCCGTCTCCGCATTGGCACGCATCTGAAAAGCTGACAATCCACTCAATCCAGGGGTAGGACCCCTTTATTAATCGAAAGGCGATAGATAGAGAGCGGCTTTCGCTGTTGCGAGGAAGGCGATCAGAGAAAGCCATCCTGTTTAGCTCCATCGCTCCAGTCCATTGCGTACCCTCTACCAGTGGCAGCATTTCACGCTGCTTCATGCTGTTACCGAATGACATTACCCCTTCGGCTTTGCCTTTCCAAAACACGCCTAAATGCAAGCGGCTGTTGTTCACTGGCTTGCCACTGTAGTGATAGCGGCGTACTAAATCTCTGGCTGCGGTTGCCCCGATCGGCGCCACTCGCAGATCCTTAGCTGAGCCCATGGTCGCCACCCCAGCTCAGGAACAGCTCGGCCACTCTCGCCAGTGCGTTGCCGTTGCTGTTCTCGTTGCCCGTCTCAATAAATGGCCCGATCGTCTTGGCCTTTTCGATCGCCTCCTTGATGATCTCGGCCTGATCGTCGTGCAGGGTGAAGGTCATCTGCTGGATAGGCTCGCGGTCGCCTGATGGCAGGTCGGGCATGCCGTCCAGCTCATCCACCTCCGGCGCCAGCAACCCGCTTAGCTCATCTGCTGACCATCCCAGTAGGTCCAGGTTGAACTCAACCGCCTGCAGCTGCTCCATTTCGGCAGCGAGTATGTCCACGTCCCAACCCGCATTCAGCGCCAGCTTGTTGTCCGCCAGGACATAGGCGCGGCGCTGGGTCGGCGTCAGGTGGTCAAGCACCACCACCGGCACCTCCTTCAGGCCTAGGTCCTTGGCCGCGGCTAGTCGGCCATGGCCCGCCAGGATGCCATCATCGCTGGCGACCAGCACCGGGTTGGTGAAGCCGAACTCCTGAATCGATGCGGCGATTTGGGCCACCTGCTCCGGGCTGTGGGTCCGTGCATTTTTTTCATAGGGCACCAACCGCTCGATCGGCCAGCGCTCCAGCTTGTCCGGCATCACCGGCTGCGGGGCCTTTCGGGGCATAGGGTGGGGTGGCTGCTGTAACCAGGTTACAGGGTGCTCGCGCCAGTGGTGGAGCGGGGTTTAGGACGGCTTTCTGTTGGTTTTGTAAGCGGCTTGTAAGGATCTCCCGTTTTTTTCTGTAACCACGCCAAAAATCACCCGCTAGGAAAAAGACGTACTTTGCATACACCGCAGTCCGCATTTTCCCCAGAAGGACCCGCGCCATTATCACGCTACCGTTATACCCGCAGGCCCTGCCATCACCCGCCCTCACCCGAACCCAGCCCGCCGCAGCTCCGCCTCCAGGCTGCTCCTGATCAGCCGGGGATAGGTGCGGTCGATCTCCTCATTCAGCAGCCGCACGATCGGGAAGCGCCGCTCATGGTTCGGCGCATCGTCCAGCACCATGAAAGCCGTCTCCACGTCGCGGCTGTCACCGCCAGGCGGGCGGTAGAGGATTGCCCGGCCTGATCGCGACATGAAGAACTGGCCAGCCTGGGCACGCTTGCGCTGCGACCGGGCGCTGTTGCTGGCGTTCATGTAGGACAGGCTCCCCTGATACGCCTTTAGCTGACTCAGCACCATTGACATGGTGCCGCGTGGCACGTTGCCGTAAGGGTCGCCCTGCCACTCGCGACGGGGCACGATGTACTGGCCGCGGCCGATGGCGCCAGCACCGCGTAGGACCGACTCAGAGCGCTTGTGCGAGCGGTCCCCGCCACGGGCCATGGCCGAGAGGTACTTGCCGGCTGGCGTGCCCTTGGCGGCGAACTGCTTAAAGCCCACCTCAGCGCTAAGCCTGTTTGGGTTGGCGAAGGAGACGTATGTGCTGCGCTGGGTGAATGGCGTAGGCCGATCGATGTAGCGGCTCATGCTGTCGGTGATGGCTTTCTGCCCAGCCTTGGCGCTGTCGGTCATGGCCTGGGCCACGGCATAGCGGAACTGCAGATCCGTGAGCAGCGCCAGCTTGCCGACCTTCTCGGGGATGTTGGTCGTGATGGAAAGCTCCAACATCACCCTTCCCCCTCTCCCACGGCCAGCAGCTCCTCCAGCTCCATCCGCTGCAGCTCCAGGTCGGAGGGCAGATCCCAGTCGGCGAACTCTTCAGGGTCAGCAGCGCTGACAACGGTTAGGCAGCCCACCGTCTCCCACGACGACACCCAGTTAAGGATCAGCTCCTGCCACCAGGCCAGCCACGGGGTCGAGCGGTCTAGCAGGTGCCAAGGGGTGGCAGCGCGTTTCACGGTGGCAGGGCATCTGCGCACAGTCTGCCAGCAGGCATGAAAAACCCCCGCCTGCCAGGGCGAGGGTTGGGGTCCACTCGGACGCCATGTCCGAGGGCAGCCTACAGGATGGCCGTTAGGCGGCGGCTAGCTGGCGAGGTGCGGCAGGCTGATTGGCCTCGCTGCTGGTGAAACCCTGATAGCCGTACTTGGCGGCCAGCGTCTCCAGCCCGCCGGGGTTGCTGCGGCTCTTGCCGCACCATGCGGGCTTCCAGTACCAGCAGCTGCGGCCGGAGTGCCAGCGGCACTGCTGAGCCTTGAGCTGATCCTCCAGGTTGGGCAGCTTGAGCAGTTCAGCGATCACATCCATGATCTCTTGCTCCGACTTGGCATTGTACTTGTAGGTGCGGCCGTCGCTGGTCTTGCCGTTCTGGCCACTCAGGGCAGCGTGATAGGCGGCGTTGATCGCCTTCATGGTCTCCAGGTCGCCGCCGAGGTCGGGGTGGTGCTGGCGGGCGAGATCGCGGTAGGCGCGCTTGATTTCTTCAGGGGTGCTGAGGCCGGCGAAGTAGGTGGCGGTCATGGCTGGCTGGCGAGTGGTGGAGG